ACTAAACTATTAAAAAACAAAAAAAGACGCGATAAGCGTGTAATACTATTGAATTAAGTACTACTACGAAGTAGATATACTATTATTACTAATTCTATCTATTTCTATCGAATTCGAAGAAGAGTTATTTCGGTAGCACTACCGGGGGGCGCCCAAAACAGTATCTATCTTAAGTAGTACTCTAACACTCAATAGTGCTTATCCATTATCTGTGATTGAGAACAACAATACTACTTAATCAATACTAATAACTATAAATATCGTAGGTATGAAAAGCAAGTCCCGTCCAAGCCCTTCGAAGCCCCCTATACATAAAAAAAACTAAAAAGAGAACGGTGAGGAAAGCGTTGTTCCCTCTCCTCACCGTGTTTTTTATTTATGTATAGGGAGTGCTACGATAATCTTCAAAGTAGCAACTCCCTCTCTAGCACTCCCGGACCCCTGGCTCAATACTCCGAGAACATTCAAATGAAGTCGGTCAGGGGAAGAAAAAATCCCCCCTGACAGTTACCCGAGAACAATAAAAAGACTGGGTGGCGAAACACCCGTATTTCTTCTGCTACTACCATGGGTAGGATAGTAGCATAACTATTAATAATAATGCTTGGTCATAATCCAAGTCAGATAGCCAAATGTATCACCCCCTTTCATGCTAATGGTGTTAGAACTTACCTTTACCGCTAATATCTCTTACGGTAAGTTCATTAATAGTGTTAGTAATCTTATCCAAACTGTCATATACGAGTACTGTGTCCTCAATACAGAACTCGGACTTCTGTAAGTCTTTCAATTTATCGATTATGTTATCAATCATTCCTGGTATTACTGTTGTTGGCATCATCTACCTCCGTAGTAAACATTCATTACATGATTTAGTGTTTCTTTCAACCTGTCTATATCAATGAGTACTTCGGGATTAACACAATCAAAAACTTTATTGAGAGTGCCAAAGCCTTCTACCTTGTACATCATATGGATTTTATCACATTCATTAGATTTACAATAGGCGATAGCTTCCTCAAGGCTCATTTCTGGTGTCCAGATACCAGGTACCTCAATCCTAATTTTAATGTTGTTAATATCATTGTAGAACTTACTCTTCAGTACTCGTAGTATCATAACTGCGTCAGATGAGTATTTATTCATTGTAACCACTCCATTTACCATAAGTAATGTTATTGTGTTTAACTGATTTGAAAGCTTCAATCAGCTTGGTGAAAAAGTCTTGACGAAGTTTTGCTTTTAGAGTACCATCTGGGTCTGGATTAGGAAGAGAAAAACTTTTCCCAGATTTCAAGTTCTTCTGAAACTCCTCTTCAGCAATCCTGGATATTTCCTTCTCAACAAGAAAGTCAATAACCTCTTTTCTCAAGATAGCTTCCTCACATTCCTTAAATACTTCTTGTGCTGTTTTCTTACTCATTACTACCTCCTTTTGTTAGTTACCATTTCTTCCAGTTATTCCAGGCTTTTGCCCAGAAGTGTGATATTACTATTGCTGCTATTGATACTACTACTATAAGTACTGCTGCTACTGTAATCATACTACCTCCTTGTTTAGATTTACGATTAGTGCTATTACAAGCACGATAAACAGTACTACCTCTGCCGATACCACTACTTCAAACTGGCTCATACTCCTTACTCCTATGTTAAGGTTATCCTACCAGTGGGTAGGGGGGGTACCCCCGGGGGGGGTAGTTCAAATCTCTACCAACAATCTATTACACAACTGTTATAGAGAAATGAAATACTACTCAATGATTAAGTACTATATATCTAAATACTAATGAAAATTATACCTATAGCATATAAATGTCCTAATACCTACTCACCTACCTGTATGTCACGCATACATTTCGCCCGAATTCGGTCGATACTTAGAATTATATTAACTAATATCGAAATCAATCGAAGTATATCGAAATAGTAGTAATAATGTATAACATTATAGTATAACACTAAAATAGTAGTATTAATTCTGGTAGTACTGTAGTACTAATTAATGTAGTGTTAAAAGTATTAATTAATGTAGTGTTAAAAGTACTAATTGTGGTAGATAATGCTTCGCTCCTTTCTTTGCTATTTAACTAACTTATGTATAGTTAAGTATTACTGTAGTAAAATAAACACTTGGAGGGTTATATGAGTAC